TATCTTGTTCCATCGATTCAGCAATATTTCCTAGATTTATTGGAAGAGGCGAAACAAAAGGAAGTGGACCCTAAACGAACTCTCCTAACATTCCAAACATTGCTAGAAAATATTTCCGACTGGAACGTGGACAAAGTACAGCGCGAAACGACATCCATCATCGGGTCCTCGCAGTGCGATTATCTGGAGGAGTTGATGACCGCCGTATTCATCGCACATACAAAGGTGTTGTCGGCCATTCGCCTTACGACAAAGCAGAAGAAGCTACAGATTACGATTCCTAAACTCGACCACTTTATTCATCGTATTTTGCGCGAATGCTCCAGACTTCTGTGGAGCAATACATACTTGTTTTCCACTAGCGCGCCCTCCATAGAGCGTCAAAGGAATCTTCGTCAGATTGAGAACTTCCTTCAGGAGGGTGTTCTACAGGGAATTCGTGGTATGTTGCCTGTGAAGAATATTCTTCGCGAGTACCTGAAAGACGATGATACGGAGGAGGAAGACGAGGAGGAGAAGTCTGTTCCGACAAAGGAAGAGCCGCCGTCTGTAGAAAAAGCCGAGACGGCCAATGAAACGCCCATATCATTCACAGGCAGTGATACTCTTGACCAGGAGGAAGAGTTCACTAAGGAAGAGAGTGAACGTGAGGAGCCAGTTGTAAAAAATACGACGGCCAAGGCGACCAAGCCTAAAGAAAAGACAGAGCTTGTTGAAGCGGGCCAAGAAACGCTTGTTATAGAGGGCGAGGATGAAATCAAGATTTTAGATAGCCCTCCGGAACAAATGGATGAGTTCGAGGATCTTATTGTCAAGGACGAAATGGCCTTGGAGTATGAAACGCTAGGATGATGCGTGCGTCAAACCACATTTTTTTCCTTTATAGCGCCCAGAATGTCAACAGCCCCCCTAGTCCCTGGTATGGTTATAGGTGGCGTAGTTATTTCTTGCCTCGGCGCAGCGAGCACATATTATCTGGAAGAGAAGAATCCTTCTGTCAAGTCAGTCGGCCGCGATTTCATCATTGGCGCCATCATGGTAATGATGATTCTACAGCTTCTCCCGGAGTCGTCCACATATCTTATAGAGTATATTCTTGCCCTTATCCCCCTCTCCCTTGCTAGCACGGCTACGTCAGGGGGAGGAGATACAGAGGTAGAAGTAAAAGTGGGTGTTCCGCGATTTTAGACAAACAACGACCACTTCTTTACAGAATCACCGACCTCTGACGCGTTCACTTGGAACCTGTCAAAGGCTGGCTCTGAAAACTGCCTAGAAGGCACGGCGTCGTGTACATGCGCGGCGATATGTTTGTATAAATCGAAATCAGGGAAACGCTCATCACCCGACGGCTCTACAAGTACATTTTTCCCGGCGTCGTCCAACATCCATTTCCATAGAACATTGTACAGGGGCGACTCCGTTTCCCAGACTTCCAGCCCCTCTTCAGAGCTTAGCTGGGCACCGCCCTCTTTCTTCTCAGGAGTATCGGGAAACAGGGCCTCGAACAGACTGACTGCGAGGCGAGAAAGGTCAAAAGAGGGGTTGGGAAGAACTTCGGGCGACGGTTTCGGGTGTAGAGGCCTGAAACTGTATTGTCCTTCCGCATCATTTCCGGCCTTGAAATCGTCGCTGAAAAATAGCTGGTCGTTTATCGTGAAAATCGCCCGCCCAAAGTCGATAATGCGGAAGAGTTTGCCGTATGTAGGGACCTTGAACACTTCTCCACTGCGTTTCGTGTAATATAGGAACTCTTCTGTCGTCGGCGTCCAGACAATATTATTTGTGTGTAGGTCGTTGTGCGTAAATCCGAACACCGCCTGGGCCACACTCAGAGCGGCGATAATCTGGAATATCCAAGCAGACCATTTGAGCTCCCACTCGGGCTCTTCAGGCGCGGCGCCCACGAGAGAATAATCATCGAGTAACGAATCCATTGTACCGGCATTGTTCTCCAGGGCAATCAACATAACCGGATAATCGCGGATTTCAGAATATATGCGATAATCATCTTCGAGCTCCGTTGTCTCACTAGAGCCAGCGAGGTTCTTCTCTTCTGCGTAGGAGACCTCGGACATATTGTCCGAGTGAAGAGATGTCGCCTCCGCGGCCTCGTCGACCAACTCCACATCCACTTCCTCCTCACTCTGATCATCATCGGAGCCCATATCGGAGGGCTCGCGGAGAATATCGTTGAGAACTGCCTCAGAAACAGCGGCCTGCGCGTCTTTCGCATGTGTCACATGTAGGTTATAGAGCCCACGCTTCTGTCCATGCCAGAACCAGCGAGTGTGACGGAAACTCTTGAACTCCTCTGTTAGATTGTACCTATAGCGGTCAGCGCGCGCGCAGAAGGCGCCGTAGAACTCGTTGAAGTGCGGGGATACACCGGATTCACGGAGTCTTCCAAGTGCGTAGGCGGCCACTGTCTCCGTATAGGCCTGGTTCGACGTATCCTGTAGCTTTGTCCACGCGGAAGACCAGGTCTTTGTGTGCCAGGGCAGACCAGATTGTTTCGGGAGACTATATTCCCCCTTCATCCACCGTATGGGGTCAAGAAGATGTGTTACTTTCAAGAAGGCCCCACGCTTAATCGCCTCTCCAGGGACGGGCACGGCCACGGCCCCATCCACATTTTCAACAAGGTCAAGGACACATGCCCCGGAAGTTCCAGAAATATCTATCGCCGTTATTCTGTGCTTGGAATCCAGCCAAATCCCGTTCGTCTGGTGTTTCGTTATACGGAATAGTTTGCCGAGTGTTGGAAAATATGTCTGTAGCGCGTGGAAGCCATTTACGGAAGATAGATTATCCGATAGGGGGCTAAGCCGGAAACGGGGCGCAGGTAGCGTGATACCCCGGAGCGTTGATTCCATTCTTACAAACCATCTTAAATGTTCTATTGAGTGTAAAACGCAATGAAAAAAAGTGGCACACATTCAGACACCATGGCAGCGGCAGTGAATGTATCCTTAAAAAAGTTCGATATGCGCAAGATTCCTCAGGATGCCGTAGTAATTTTCATTGGGCGCCGGCGTACTGGTAAATCCACTCTTGTGCGCGACCTCCTTTTTCATCACCAAGAGATGCCGCTCGGTACCGTTATCAGCGGTACGGAAGAGTCAAACTCTTTCTATGGAAAAATGATTCCGCCGCTTTTCATTCACGGCGAGTTTTCTCCGATTATTCTGGCCAACTTCGTGAAACGCCAGAAGATGATTATGAGCCGTATTCAGCGTGAGCAACAAGGAGGTGGCAAGTCGCGCCTCGACCCGAGGTCATTTATGATTTTGGATGACTGTATGTACGATGATTCATGGACACACGATAAGAATATTCGCTATTTGTTTATGAACGGTCGTTGGCTGAAGGTATTCTTTATCATCACAATGCAATATCCTCTTGGTATTCAGCCGGCTCTCCGGACCAACGTAGACTTTGTATTCATTTTGCGCGAGCCGTATGCGACAAATCGCAAACGCATTTTCGAAAACTATGCTTCCGCTTTCCCATCCCTAGAGTTTTTCTGCCAGATTATGGACCAATGTACACAGAACTATGAGTGCCTCGTGATAGATAATACGAGCCAGTCTGCGAAGTTGGAGGACTGTATTTTCTGGTACAAGGCCGATATACACGGAGATTTCCGTATTGGTGCCCCGGAATTCTGGCAACACTCGGCAAACTACTATCGGGACAAGGAGGAAGAGGATGCGAATGCCTATGATCCGAATGCCGCGAAACGGCTGAAGGGGCCGACGATTGCGGTGAATAAGAAGTTCTAAAGACACAATAGCAGTAGACAGGGATGTCGGATGAATTTTATGGCTTATTCTTTATAGCCTGTATTGCCCTGGTACTTTTAATAGTGGACCGTAAAGTCCGAATCGACCCGTATTTGACGCTTGAGGGCTTTGTATGGGGTGGCGCACCTCAACGTTGTGGAACCGACCTTCCACCTTGTCCATTCCCGAAACGGTGTATGAACGGATTTTGCCGTGGCACAGAGAAACCCCAACTATATGAAAGGAACCCTCTTCCGGTCGTTCCGTAGGGGGGAATAATATTCACCCTACAATAATAGAATGAAGGTTCGTGGTGGTTATGGTCTCGCAGGCCTAGT